TGAAATGTATATCAATTTCCAGGAAGCCGGATTTACAAAAAAAGAAGCTTTCAAACTTGTCTTGGCGATTGTGGGGAAGCACAATGGGTGAACTATTCATTCAAAAGCCAAATGGGGAAACCACCACGATCCAAATCGATGGCACAGTCATCAAGGAAATGAAACCACTTCAAATTGATTGGTGCGATGCTTGTCAAAAATGGCAAAAGCTTGAAGGTGGGGCAATGTCAAGCCATTTGGGGTTGCAGTTGATTTGGTTATGTGAGGCCTGTAAATGATCCTTGTGAGACTGAATCACGATGAAGAAATGAATTGTGCCGTGAAAGCACTTGAAAGGGCAAAGGGTTCGGAAGGAATGAACGATTACAGCGTCCAAAAGCTGAATCTATTCCAGGACATTGCACGCAACAGCGAAGCTTTGGGGGCTGAAAATGCCGTGGCAAAATACTTTGACCTACCATTCGAAGGCACAGTCAATACATTCAAAAATCAAGCTGATGTGTCATGGAATCTTGAAGTGAAGCACACGCCGTGGAAAAACGGATGTCTGATACTTCGTGATCGTGACCGTGGGGATGATGTGGCCGTGCTAGTGACCGGGAACTCACCTTCGTATTACATCGTCGGATGGATTCCCATCGGCATGGCACGCAGACCATCCAGGCAGCGGTCAGACGGGTCATATTGGATTAACCCATCAGACCTCAATCCCATCGAGAATTTGAATCGGAGTATCTATGCTCGAAACTATCAAGCTTGACTGCCGGGTCGAGAAGAAATCGACCGAACACAAGATCGTGAAAGTGCACGACAACTTGCCACCCAATGTGCACTGCGTTGAGTGCATGAGTTGCGGCGTGCTTGGCATTTCACTATTCGAGGCACAAAATGCCGACGTATGAATTCAAATGTGGAGTGTGCAACACAGTCGCATCGATAAAGGCAGGGTATGACGAATCATTCGTCTATCCATCATGCCAATTCTGCCTGATACAAATGGAACGGATATGGACATCAAACCCAATCCATTTCAAGGGTACGGGTTGGGGCAAGGATTAAGGCCTGTGGATAACCTGTGGATAACACGCCGAGAGTCCGTTCAGAAATCTGTGGATAACTCAATGGACTTGACTCGTCTGCTACCGTCCAGCTCTGCAAGCGAGCGGCTGCAGCCGTGGAGCTCGCTGCGGAGAAGGTCGGTTTGGGGAGTGCTATGCCTACTCATAGGCTCGCTTACTTTACAGATGCAACCCGCACAAGCTACTGACGCAGATCACTACAAGCTATATGCACACTCAAGGCTAATCAATGACAAGCAATATCAATGCTTCAAGAAAATCATTTATAAAGAATCACGATGGAATCCCAAAGCAAAGAATGGCAGTCATTACGGATTAGGTCAGATGCGTTCAACGCATTATCGAAACCTTGATCCTTATCGTCAGATAGATGCGACAATCAAATACATCACTCATCGTTATGGTTCAATGTGTAACGCATGGAGATTCCATCAAAGGGTTGGTCACTACTGATGTCTAATGCGTGGAAGAATGGAAGCACTAAGGGATGGCGTCGCATCCGTGAACGAATACTGATTCGGGATGGATATTGCTGCCAAAGATGCGGAGAAACCGAAGGCAAGCTGCACATCGATCACATCGTGCCAAAGCGATTGGGTGGGTCAGACCTTGAGGAGAATTTGCAAGTGTTGTGCCAAAACTGCAATTTGAGCAAAGGTGGCCGCTTTTTTGAACAGCCTTTGACACCCCCGACTCTCCATGACGTATATATACCCCAAAACGTGAGCATAAGCCATGAATAAGCCGGGTCAGGTCATAACTAGTGGACATCAAGTCGAAACAGGCTCAAATCGGCTGCAATCGGTTTCTGAACCGGAATCAGCTACGGTATATGGATCAACTACGCCTAGAATCCACACGCCACTGAATGATTTCCCTTCACGTGGGCTTGAATTGATTGATTTCGCAAGTCAAGTCATACCAGGTGGTTTCATGCCGTGGCAGAAATGGCTGGCCGAACACAGCTTGAAAATCAAGCCTGATGGCAGATACGTCCATCCATTCCGGGTCACGACCGTGGCACGTCAGAATGGAAAATCGACGTACATGCTGGCACTGATAGCCATGAACCTTTTCCACTGGAAAGATTCGCTGCAAGTGGCATCAGCTCACCGCCTGGTCACATCGCTTGAGCAATTCCGTGCCCTAGTTGGAATGATTGAAGCCAATGACGATTTGGCGAAGCAAGTCAAGCGCATCAGGTGGCAACACGGTGCGGAAGAAATCGAAACCCTTGATGGATGTCGCTTCGTAATTAAGGCAGGTGGTTCGGCGGCTCGCGGAATGAGCAAACCGGAAAGCGTCCATTTGGATGAATTACGTGAGATGCACGATCTCGAATCGTTCGCCAGTCTCCGGTACACATTGATGGCGGCGAAAAATCCGAGCATCAACGCTTTTACGAACGCAGGTGATGCACATTCCAAAGTGCTGAATATGGCACGCGATCGCGGCCTCGCAGCTGCGGCAGGTGCGGCCGACGATATTTTCTATGCTGAATGGTCAGCACCGACCGATGACGTACATGATGAAGCAAATTGGGTTGCGAGCAATCCGGCTTTGGGTCACACAATCCACATCGACAACATTCGGGCAACCCTCAATGATCCTCACGAAGTTGTGATGACCGAAGTGCTCTGCCGATGGGTTCAGACAATTTCCAGCGTGGTCAATCCCCAGGCGTGGGAAGCTTGTGCGGATACCACCGTCGATCTTGATCCTGAAAAACTCACCTGGCTGGCTTTGGACATTTCACCGGATCGTAGGCATTGCGCTTTGGTCGGTGCTCAAAAGTTGGGTGACGAAAACTTCGTGGTGAAGCTTCTCCACACATGGGAGAACGATCGTCAGCTCGATGACAAGGCCATTGCCAATGATGCCGCGTCATATTGCCGAAAATATCCCATCGAGTATTTGCTATACAGCCGAAAGACCAGTGGCGCAGTTGCGGCCAGGCTTCAGCCAGCCGGTATCCCGATTTTCGACATGGATACGGCTTACCCTCAAAGCTGCGATGAATTACTTGGCGCAATCAATTCAGGCAGACTCAAGCATCGCAATCAAAGCGAATTGACCGCACAGATTCTTTCAGCCGTTCAGCTGCGTCGTGGCGATGGTGGATGGGTTATCGGAAGGCGTGCCAGCCAGTCGGCCGTTTGCGCTGCCGTGGCCACTGCCCTCGCGACACACTTCGCGACACGCCCGGAGACGGAAATCGATATTCTCGTCGGTTGATGGTATTGCGTGAGAGAAAATTCTCACATGGGAATACGTGACATTTTTGCAACGCGATCAGTGCAGACAGTTCAACCAACTGCCGGTGCTGATGTCGCGGCTGCACTTGGCCCGGTCACTTCACTTGATTCATTGACACCATTCTTCGGTGGCGTAAATACAGCTACACGCGAAGAAGCAATGTCAGTGCCAACCGTTGCACGTGGCCGAAATATCATTTGCTCATCCATTGCGTCAATCGGACTTGAAGTCATAGATCGCAGCACTGGAATGGAAATTGAAGATGGCACACCACGTGTCATTCGTACACCTGATCCACGTGTGCCAGGATCAGCCACTTATGTATGGACTTGCGAAGATTTGCTTTTCTACGGATACGCATATTGGCAGATTACTGAACTTTTCTCTGATACGTATCGAGTTCGCAGCGTTCAACGCGTTTCACCGGCTCGCGTCACTATTCAGACAAATGCAATCGCAACCGAAATTGAATATTACATGGTCGATGGCACACCAGTTCCAAATTCAGGAATTGGATCATTGGTCGTATTTAACGGCAACGATGAAGGCCTTTTGAATCGAGCTGGAAAGACAATCCGCACAGGTGCGGAATTAGAACGTGCCGCGGCAATGTATGCACGCGAACCAGTTCCGTCAATGGTGCTCAAAAGCAACGGCACGGCCTTACCGGCTGACAGAATCACAAAGCTTCTCGATTCATGGGGCGCAGCTCGACGCAATCGCAGCACCGCATTTCTCAATGCTGATGTGACAATGGAAGCCGTCGGATTTGACCCGGAGAAATTGCAACTTAACCAGGCACGATCCTACGTTTCAACCGAACTCGCGAGAGCTTTGGGAATCCCTGCATATTACGTGGACGCAGAGACCGGTTCATCGATGACGTACAGCAATGCGACAAATCAACGTCAAACCTTGCTGGATTTCTCATTGATTCCGCTGATGACTTCAATTTCTGAACGTCTATCAATGCCGGACTTCGTACCTCAATCACAGCGTGTGGAATATGACCTCTCTGATTATCTACGCGGCAGTGATCTTGAAAGGGCAAATATTTACAAGACTTTGAACTCAATCGTCGATGCAAATGGCAATCCAGCCATCACAGTCGAGGAAATCCGACAAGCAGAGGAATTCATCAAATGAAAGTAACCACACCATTCACAATCACAGCGGCAGATTCCGAAGCTCGTACCATTACGGGAAAAATCGTTGAATTTGGTGTACCTGCAACAGCGTCAACCGGAAGAGTCATGTTTCAGCGTGGATCACTTAATCCAGCATATGTGAAACTTAATTTGGAACATGATTCAGCTAGACCAATCGGAATCACCCAATCGATGGAACTTTCACCGGACGGAAATTCAATCGAAGCCACATTCAAAATCTCAAAGACCACCGCTGGAACTGATGCAATTCAGGAAGCAATAGACGGCCTTCGTGACGGATTCAGTGTGGAAGCAAACGCAAATGATTTCACTCATGCAAAGGATGGCACGATGATCGTCAATTCAGCTGACCTCGTAGGGGTCGCATTAACCCATAACCCGGCTTTTGATTCAGCACGTGTATCAAATGTCGCAGCAAATTCAGCACCCGAAGATTCTGAATCATCAACCGATGAAGCAGAAGCACAACCACAACCATCAACAGAAGGAGACGTCGTGGAAAACACCGTCACAGAGCCAACTGCCGCCGAGACGGTAGAAGCTTCAGCACCAGTTCAGGCATCGTCAATCGCGAAGCCAGTGAACTTCATCGCAACACGTAACCCAGTGGTTTCACCAGAGACCTACCTCATGCACAAAGTCGCAGCATCACGCGGTTCGGAAGAATCACGTGCATTTATTGCGGCTGCAACAGCATCAACAGATAACCCAGGCTTAATCCCTACACGTCAGCTTCGTGAAGTGGTCAATGGCCTTGCAGACAATGTTCGTGCATCAATCGATTCAATCAGCAATGGCACACTTCCATCAGCTGGCCTCACATTCCAAATTCCAAAAATCACAGTGCTTCCAGCGGTTGCACAGATTGACGAACTCGATCCAGTAACACCAACAGTGATGGAATCAGAATTCATCACAGTGGACGTCAAGTCATTCAAGGGTTCACAGATCATGTCAGTCGAACTCGCAGACCGTTCAGATCCACTTTTCTATTCTGAATTGATTTCAAATCTTTCAGCGCAGTATGCACGTGCGACAAACGCGTACAACTCTGCACAAATCGTTGCAGGCGCAACAAAGACGGCGACAGGTTATGGCACAGACATCACAGCAGCTGAATTCCTCACATGGGTTGCAAACGGCGCAGTCAGCGTTTATGAGAACACATTCAAGTTCGCAGATGCAATCGTCGTATCACCTGCAATGTGGGGACGCATCCAGTCATTCAACGACGCTGGACGTCCAATCTACAACGCTTTGAATCCAATGAACGCAGCTGGAAATGCACAGCCACGTTCACTCCGTGGTTCAGTCAATGGCATCGATCTTTGGGTCGACACAGCACTTACAGGCACAGGCGATGACTCAATGTACGTCATCAACCGCGATGCCTACACATGGTACGAATCTCCACGTTTGGAGCTTCGCACAAACGTCATTTCAGACGGAAGCATCGGAATCCTTATGTACGGATATGGCGCAACAGCGACAAAGATCGCAGCCGGCGCATATGCGTTTAACAAGGACTAATTCCGAACCATTAAACATCGGCTAGTTCACTCCCGAGCTAGTCGAGCAGAAGAAAGGATCAGAGATGCCAAATATCATCACGGCTGATGAACTACGTGCGGTACTTGGCGTCTCTGAATCCCTTTATTCAGACGCATATCTGAATAAGATGATTGAAAGTGCAGAGGCAACAATTTTGCCGATGCTTACTCAATATCAAAGCGCAGTGGTCGCAACACGCATTGACAATAATGTGCTTTACATCGACACACTTCGTCCAAATTATTTCGTACCGGGGCAAACGGTCATTCTTGCCGGATGCGGTGCACTCGATGACGAATACACAGTGACAGGGCATACCGTTCATGCTTTCCAGGTCACTGCGGCATTGACTCACGCAGACCAAATCACCACACCCGTGATTCCGGCAGGAACGATCACCCTCGATGGTGGTTCAGCGGCAGAGCTTTACGCAAACGTGCCGCCAATTAAGACAGCGATTCTCATCGTGTCCACAGAAATTTTCCAAAGCGTTACCGCACCAGGTGGCCAAATTGAAGGCGTTGATTTTGCACCGACTCCATTCCGCATGGGTCGCAGCTTACAAAATCGCGTGATTGGGCTTATATCTGCATTTTATGATGTGGATTCAATATGCCAGTGACATCACTTCTCGATGTACGTACTGAACTTGCCACAGCTCTTTCAGGCGTTGCAGCTTCAGTTTATCCAGTAGCACCGGAAGCCGTCATTCCACCAGCCTGCGTCATCATCCCGGATTCACCGTGGCTTGAAAGCACCCTTTTGAATGGTGCAGTCACGAAGGTCAAAGTCAATTTAATCGTGACCGCAGCGGTTGCGAATAACGCGAACAGCGGTGCTTTGGATCAACTCGAAGCACTCATCATCAGCATTTTGGGGGCAATGCCCGCAGGATACGTGGTCGGCGATGTCCAAAGGCCGTCAATCGTTTCAGTTGGGGCTTCGAATTTGCTCGTTGCAGATTTGAACGTCTCAACTTATTTCACCCAGGAAAACAACTAGGAGCAAAAATGACAACTATCATCACCGGTAGAGACATCACATTCACCATCGATGGTGATACTTATGATGCTCAAGCTACATCCGCAACACTCACAATCGATTCAACGATCAATACATATCAGACACTTGATGGAAAAGCGTATTACACTACGGATTCGCAGGGCACTTTCGCAGTTGAAATGCTTCAAGATTTCGGCGCAGTTTCATCGCTTTGCGAAGCTCTTTGGAACGCAGCTGCATCTGCACCAAATACAGCACTGCCAGTAATCTTCACAGTCGCAGGGGTTGCGTACGCGTTCAGCGTTCAGCCAATCTTCCCGGCTTTGGGCGGCACTGCACCTGATGCACTTACAGCATCACTTTCATTCACTTGTGTGACCACACCGGCACTCGACTAATAGAAACCATCGGGAGTAAAAATGAGACTACCAATCACAATCGAATACATGTCAGGCAAGTCTGAAACCTATGTGGCGCAACCACCAGAGTGGCGCAAATGGGAAAAGGACACGGGAAAACTTGTCAGCGATGCCAAAGGGAAGATCGGAATCTCCGATCTTCTTTTCCTGGCATATCACGCCATGAAACGTGAAGCCGCTGGCCAGCCAGTCAAACCAATCGATATTTGGTGCGACACCGTTGCAAACGTGGTTGTGGATGAGGCAGACCCAAAAGCCACAGACCTGGAAGCATCGGAAGAATAATCGTCGGACTTGCTTTGGAAACCGGAATTCCAATGCATTATTGGACGGATGCCGATGACATTTTGACAGCATTGGAGATTTTGGCAGAACGAAAGGAAGCGCAAAATGGTCGATGAGGCAATCGCCTACGATAAAAGCGACCTTCGTGGCGTCCTCAAAGCTTTCAAGGCAATGGATGACCAGGCTATCCAGGAAGCCAAAGTGTCATCCAATGCACTTGCTTCATATTTACAGGGCAAGATTCAAGGCAAGGCGCAGACGTTGCAATCACGAAATGTGGCGTCTCGCATTGCCGATGGATCGCGTGTAAGTAAGTCAAGCAAAATCGGCGAAATCTCATTTGGTTTCGTCAGTCAGAAATTCAGTGGTGGAGCTACGACTCAACAGCTTTGGGGTGGTTCAGAATTTGGTTCAAACCGTTTCAAGCAATTTCCAGTGTGGTCAGGTCGGGAAGGCCGCGGATCGCGTGGATGGTTCATTTATCCAACACTGCGTGCCGAACAGCCGTACATCATCAATGAGTGGGAAAATTCATTCGATAAGATTTTGAAGGAGTGGGGCTGATGGCAACCGGATCAAGAACGCTTAAACTTTCGATACTCGCCGACGTCGATCAGCTGAACAAATCGCTGAAAGCGGCGAACAATGACGTTGAATCTTCATCCAGCAAGATTTCAGATTTTGGCAAAAAGGCAGGCCTGGCATTTGCCGCGGCTGCCGCTGCCGCAGGTGCTTATGCCGTCAAGATTGGCATTGATGGCGTCAAGGCTGCAATCGCTGATGAAGCTGCACAGGTCAAACTTGCCGGTGCGCTTCGTAACGCAACCGGGGCAACTGATGACCAAATCGCTGCCGTTGAAAAGCAAATTCTCAAAATGTCACTGGCCACAGGCGTCAGCGATGACCAGCTTCGTCCGGCAATGGCTCGCCTATCCCTTAGCACCCAAAATGCAGGCAAAGCGCAGGAATTGCTGGCTTTGGCACTGGATGTATCAGCACAGACCGGAAAGCCGCTGGAAGGGGTCGCTAACGCCTTAGGAAAGGCCTATGACGGCAACACAGCCGCACTTGGCAAACTAGGCATCGGCCTTTCATCAGCTGAACTCAAGGCCATGTCATTTGAGCAGGTTCAAGGCCGCTTGTCTGATCTCTTTGCCGGTGCAGCCACAGCAAACGCAAACACCTTTGCAGGCCGAATGGAAAGACTCAAAGTCACATTTGATGAAGCCAAAGAAACCATCGGATTCGCCTTGCTGCCAATCCTTGAAAAGCTTATGAATTTTATGACGGTTTATGTGATCCCAATCGTCGAAAAGGTATCAAACGCATTTTCTAACAAATCAGGCGGCTTGACCGGCTACATCGAATATTTGGGTGCAGTCATCACAAATACATTCACACCAATTTGGAATGGCCTTGTCAAAGCTTTTGGATATATCAAAGATGCCATCGGCGACAATATGGATTCATTCCTGGCATTTGGAAAGCTCATTGCTGACTACGTTGCACCCGTCATTGGTACGGTATTGGGTAAAGCATTGCAAGGCGTTGGAATCATTGCGGGTGGAGTCATCGACATCGTTGGCAATATTGTCGGAGTCATCACCAAAGCCATTCAGGGTGCAATCAGCGCAATCAACTGGCTTTTGGAGAAATACAATTCCATTCCACTTTTGCCAAATGTGCCACTGATTCCAGTTTCATCAGCACCAACAGTCAGCGTGCCAAAATCCAGTTCAAGCGGATCATCGGCAGCCGTGCCATCAATTCCGTCAGTGCCAACCATTACGCCACCGGGTGCATCAGCTTCGGAATCTGCCAGCAAATCCGTAGCAGCTACCGGAGCAGCAATCACATCGATGACTGCGACCCTCGTACCAACCGTGACAATCGGTGGAGCACCTGCCGGATATAAGCAGGAGACATTCACACCAACAGTCACCATCGGTGGTGCGCCGGCAGGATACGTCAGCAATGCCGTTGCACCTCAAGTGACAGTGAACATGGGAGTTGTAGGTGATCCGGAAGCGGCAGCACGAACCATCACGACAGTATTGAATAACAGCTACTACCGCGGCACAGGCGGTGCAGGGGCTTTGGTCGGATGACGCTTTTCAATCCCATTTGGGATGTAACTATCAACGGCGTTCATTACACCGAATTCGTGCTGGCCAATTTAAGTATTCAAGGTGGACGAAACAATATTTATGAACAGGCTCAAGCCGGATATTGCAATCTCACTCTTTACAACGTAAGCCAATCGCAGGTGAATATAAATATCAATGATTCCGTGGGAATCGCTTTGCAAGACTCAAATGGTGATTTCGTGCCTATTTTTGGCGGTTCAGTGGTTGATTTGGCCATTGAAGTCGTTCAAGCCGGAAATGTCGGAGTGACACAATCAATCAACGTCATCGCTTTGGGTGCACTTTCCAGGCTTCAAAAGGCACTTTATTCAGCATCATTGAATCGTGCACATGACGGCACTCAAATCAATCATGTACTTTCAGATTTGCTTCTCAATAACTGGTCGGAAGTACCATCAGCTTTGACGTGGGGCAATTACACTCCATCAACCGAAACGTGGGCAAATGCTCAAAATGTAGGACTTGGCGAAATTGACCAGCCTGGAAACTATGATCTAGCAGCTCGTTCAGCCGACACGATTGACGTCTATTCACTCGTTTCAGCTTTGGCAACTTCCGGGCTTGGTTACATTTACGAAGATGCTCAAGGTCGAATTTCGTACGCAGACTCAACGCATCGAAGTCAATATCTGGCCACAAACGGCTATACACAGGTTTCAGCGGCTCAAGCTTTGGCAGCTGGCATCAAGGTTCAAACCCGTGCCGGTGATGTACGAAATGATGTAACTATCCAATACGGTTCAAATTCATCAAGCCAGGTCAGCGATGAGGATTTGACGTCGATTTCAATTTATGGTCGATTAGCTCAAATCATTTCTACCACCTTGCATGACCAGGTTGATGCCGAATCACAGGCGGCCTTTTATCTAAGCCTGCGTGCTTACCCACAGTACATGATGCAGTCAATCCGATTCGAGCTTACAAATCCAGAAATTGATGACGCAGATCGTGATGCCCTCATCAATGTATTCATGGGGCTTCCATTGCTCATTTCTGATTTGCCACTGAATATGACGGCAGGGCAATTCCCTGGCTTCGTAGAGGGTTGGCAATGGTCAGCCGGATATAACACCATCGCATTGACAATTTTGCTTTCGCCGTTGGCCTATTCATTGCAAGCATTGAAGTGGAATGAAGTCAGCGTGTCGGAGCAATGGAACACCATTTCAAACACACTCACGTGGGAAAATGCCCTCGTAGTCGCATAAGGAGAAAATATGAGCAATCCAACAACACCGTTCGGCTGGCAGATGCCTACGAACACCGATTTGGTCACAGATTTGCCTGCCGACTTTGAAGTGTTCGGTCAGGCAGTAGCGACCTCAATGGCTGACCTATTAGGTGGCACTACTGGTCAGGTGCTTTCAAAGAATTCAAACACTGATATGGATTTCGTGTGGACTGATGCAAATCCAGGGGACATCACCGGAATCACTGCAAATTCCCCACTTACAGGTGGTGGCACATCAGGTGCGGTTACGGTTGGAATTCAATCAGCTTCAACCACACAATCAGGCGCAGTTCAACTTACTGATTCAACATCGAGCACATCAACCACCACAGCTGCAACACCAAACGCAGTCAAATCTGCGTACGACCTTGCAAACGGGGCAGTGGCAAAATCAATCGTCGATGCTAAGGGTGATCTCATTGCTGCAACAGCGGCCGACACAGTTTCGCGTTTAGCAGTTGGCACTGATGGTCAAGTATTGACGGCAGATTCAACAGCATCGACTGGCATGAAATGGGCTACGGCTTCCGGTGGATCATCCTTTCCCACATTCAGAGCATATAGAAGTTCATCGGCTCAATCCGTTTCGGCAGGTGTGGATACTCGCGTCATATTCAATGCAGAATCTTGGGACACAGACAATTGCTTTGATACTTCAAATGGAAGATTCACTCCAAATAAAGCTGGCTACTATCAGTTGAACGCTTATGTGTACATTGACACAACTAATGATGGAAACCGAAACGTTTATTATTTTTACAAAAACGGCGTCTATTATGCCGATTTCATGAACAATCTACGACGTGGTAATACTGCCGGAGAATTAGGAATCGGCGGCTCAACACTCATGTATTTCAACGGAACTACTGATTACGCTGAAATTTGGATATACACATCATCCAGTTCATCAATCGTTCAAAATGCAACAAACTTCCAGGGAATAGGAATCAGAGCATAATGTCACTTTATGAATCAATAGTCGCAGAATTTCCAGAATTAGCAGATACGGAAGTTTTCTACAATAGCGGAATCAAATTACGCGATGATGCAGACGGAACGGACGTGTACATTTACGCATGGGATTATTCAAAACCGATTCCTGAATCATTGAAAGATTATTTGCGAAATTGATTTCTTTGAACGGTTGGCCAGCGTCTAAGGACAAGGCCGAAATCGGCGTGAAGGCGTATCCGATACCGGGTACGTCAATCAAGCTTCAATGTGCCGAAGCCGTTGCACCATTGCTCATTGGATTTGCCAGTGACTTTCACAGACTTATCGAGTCAATCGATGGGGCGCAGCTCGATGATTGGGGATATTGCTTTCGCGATGTCCGTGGAAATGTGGGGAAGCTTTCCAACCATTCATCGGGCACTGCCATCGATCTCAATTCCACAAAGCATCCACTAGGCAAAGTCGGGACATTCCCAAATGAGAAAGTGCCGATGATCCGTGCTTTGGCCAAAAAATATGGCTTAATTTGGGGCGGCGATTACAGAAACCGCAAGGATGAAATGCATTTTGAAATTGCCCTACCACCGGCGAAGGTCGCTGCGTTGATAGCAAAATTGGAGAAGGATAATGGCTGAATTCAAGGCTTTGGCAGCTAGTTGGACACGATCATTCATTGCAGCTTCATTGGCCGTCTATATGGCAGGCGTACACGATCCAAAGGCTATTTTGGCCGCAGGTGGCGCAGCCGTCATTCCAGTCATAATTCGTTATTTGAACCCAAATGACAAGCAGTTCGGTATCAATGCCAAATGACCGAAACGATACAAGCGGTCGGAGTTATAGCGGCCGCGACGATTTCTGCCATTGCAGCCATTTTCGCAGCTAAGTCAGAGAAGAATTCTCGACCCGTTTCAAATGGCTTTGCTGATGGCCTACGCCATGACGTCCGGGAAATCCGGGCAATGCTCATCCAGCACCTCAATGACCATTCGAAGTGAGTGACACGCCGTAATTCACGCGGGATTCTTGCAAATGTCAGCCTGATGCGTCACCGTACGTGTTGGGAGAACAGTCAATCTCCCATCGGGAGTAAAAATGTACACATTTCAAGAAACAGCTGCCTGGCTACTCATTGGGGTATCGGGTGGATTCATGGTCGGCTACACAGTCGGATTTCGTGAAGGCAAGGCCGTCGGCATAGTTCGCGGCAAGATCATGGCACGCAAGGCGGTCAAATAATGGCCGGATTCTTAGACAATTACGAGACGGTGAACCAAAAGGTTATTCGTCTCCACGCTACATATCCAACAAACCGCATCGAAACATCGATCATCGATTGGAATCCTGAAAAGGGATACATTCTCATCGAGTGCCGAATTTATCGTCATTACGAGGACGAAAAGCCAGCTGCCATCGATTATGCACACGGCATGGTTGGGGCATATAACGTCCAAATGAAACGGTGGTACGTAGAAGATACGGTCAGTTCAGCCATTGGAAGGTGCGCTTCGGTGGTGCTAGGCACAGAGGAGAAAGCCTCGAAGGAATCAATGCAGCAAGTCGAAACAATGCCGAAAAGCTTCGTCGAGGAAGATCCCTGGTCGAAACCAATTTGGGATGAACCTGGATTCACCACAGCCAAATCAGCCGTGGAGCAAATTAAGTCTGAACTAGGCGGAGAGCTTCAATCGGAAGCACCTATCTGCCCTCATGGTCACATGATCCTGAAAGAAGGCGAAAAGAATGGCAAGCCTTATCGTGGCCACGTCTGCGTCGAAAAGGTCAAGGCCAATCAATGCCCGGCCATTTGGTATGTACTAGGCAGTGACGGCAAGTGGAAGGAACGTATCTAATGAACCTCACACTTAAAGAATCAGCCATCGGGATGCATGAAATGTATATCAATTTCCAGGAAGCCGGATTTACAAAAAAAGAAGCTTTCAAACTTGTCTTGGCGATTGTGGGGAAGCACAATGGGTGAACTATTCATTCAAAAGCCAAATGGGGAA